TACCTTGGTCACCAACTTCTGGAAGTGGTGTAACCCCTGATGGTACAGCATTACCAACATACGAACCACCAGTAGAATAAAATAATTAATATAAAATTTTGAAATGTCCAAAGTGCAGATTTATAAACAAATTTGTGTTTTGGACATTTTCTTTATATTTATATGAGTATTAATGTAACTTATTACATATACACACTTAAAATACAAATCGTAGAAATAAAATGGCAGAAAGAATCGTATCACCCGGCGTATTCACAAGAGAAAATGACCTATCCTTCTTAGCGCAAGGAGTTGGTGAAATTGGAGCAGCATTTATAGGACCTTTTAAGCAAGGACCTGCATTTATCCCAACAGTTGTGACATCGCAATCAGATTTTGAAAATATTTTCGGAACTCCTGATGGAACTTATTATACTGAATATGCAGTACAAAACTATTTAAGAGAAGCTGGAACAGCAACCATCGTAAGAGTTGGTGGTATTGGTGGTTACCAACAAGTTAAACCTTTAGGTATTTTTGCATCTGGTGGACTTGATGCGGAAAAACTTGTGGGTGTTATTTATTCAACTAATGCTGGTGATAACGGAGTTGGATTTGTTAGTCCACAATCAATAAGTAACCATTCTATTTCTGGTTCATTCCTATTAAATGGTGGTTCATTGGGCTGGGTATCAGCATCAATTTTACAATCAGCTACAAACGATTTAGCAGATATTTTTGGTGAATCTCCATTTGGTTCTAAAAACGGATACGCTTACAAATATTTTGAGAATTTAGCATCAACATATTACACAAATGCTGTTGGTGGTACTATTGTAAACGCACGTACATTAGATACGCAAGTATATGGTGATACTACACCAGCAGAAACTCCAACGGTTTTATCTCAAGCAATTAATGGAGATAGATATGACCTTTTTAAATTTTATACTTTAGGTGATGGTACATTATATAATACTAAATTTAAAGTTGGTATTTCTAATGTAAAGGCAGCTGGTGAAGATGGAGCTACTGATTATTCTACATTTACTGTAACTATTAGAAGTTATGGTGATACTGATAAAAGAAAGAGCGTAGTTGAAACATTTAATAATGTAAACTTAGACCCTGCTTCTCCTAACTTTATAGCTAGAAGAATAGGTGATAGATATAGAACAATTGATAATAATGGTAAAATAACTGAAAATGGTGATTACTCAAACAAATCAAAATATGTAAGAGTTGAAGTAATGGATGCAGGTTCATACCCAATTTCAGCAGCACCATTTGGACATGACCCATATACTAACCCAATTAAAGTTGGTGTGGGTGGTAGTGAATTATTAGTTCCTACAGTAACATACCAAACTGGTTCAGCAAATAACTCAGCTGGTTCTCCAATTTATTATAGTGGTTTTGATTTTGAAACTACTGGTGTATCTATGGATAATAACGCTTATTTAGCACCAATACCTGATGGAGCAACTTATGGAGCAAATGCAGTATTTGGATTTGATTCTTTATTAAATTATGTAATGACGGGCTCTAAGACAGAAGATATGGTTAAAAGACAATTTGTATTAGGATTCCAATTTGGATTTGATGGTACAAACCCAACTGTAAAAATAGCTAAAGCTGGCGATATGGATTGGAGTAATTCAAATCAGCAAGGATTTGATTGTTCTAAAGCAACAGCAAGTGGTTCAATTGCATATACAAAAGCAATTAACGCTGTATCTAATCCTGATGAGTGGGATATCAATATGGTAGTAACACCGGGTATTAATAGACAATCACACCCAGCAATTACTCAAAAGGTAATTGATATGGTTGAAGATAGACAAGATGCATTTTATATCGCTGACTTTAGTGATTATGATGCATTAATTAGTGATGTTACTGAGCAAGCAAACTCTGTTGATTCAAACTATGTAGCTTGTTATTATCCTTGGGTTAAAACAATTGATACTAATACAAATAAATTAACTACTGTACCTCCTTCTACTTTATTGCCCGCTGTATTCGCAGCAAACGATAGATTAGCAGCAGAGTGGTTCGCACCTGCTGGTTTGAATAGAGGTGGTATCACTGGAGCAGTTAGTGTATTAAATAGATTAACACATTCAGAAAGAGATACTCTATATGAAAACAAAGTAAACCCAATTGCAGCATTTCCTGGACAAGGTATTGTAGCATTTGGACAAAAGACATTGCAAGATAAAGCATCAGCTTTAGATAGAATCAATGTTAGAAGATTACTTATTGTTCTTAAGAAGTTTATCGATTCAACATCTCGTTACTTAGTGTTCGAACAAAATACATCTACAACTAGAAATAGATTCTTAAATACTGTTAATCCTTATTTAGAGTCTGTACAACAAAGACAAGGTCTTTACACATTTAAAGTTGTAATGGATGAAACTAACAACACACCTGATGTAATTGATAGAAACATATTAGCAGGACAAATTTTCTTACAACCGGCTAAGACGGCGGAATTTATCGTAATAGATTTCAACATCTTACCAACTGGAGCAAGTTTCTCAGCATAATATAAAAAACAAAAAGTAGATATTTATTAATATAAAATAAAAGGAATAAAATGGCAGAAATATTAGAGTTTGATAAGATGTTCTATACGAACTTCGAACCGAAGATGAAAAATAGATATGTGATGGAGATTGACCAAATCCCTTCATATCTTGTAAAGGCAGCAAATAGACCTACAATTCAATTTGAAACAATCACTTTGGACCATATCAACGTAAAGAGAAAGTTGAAAGGTAAGGGTGAGTGGCAAGATATAACAATTACTCTATTTGACCCAATTGTTCCATCTGGTGCACAATATGTAATGGATTGGATTCGTTTAGGACATGAATCAATTACTGGTAGAGATGGATACGCTGATTTTTACAAAAAAGATATCAATTTCTATATGTTAGGGCCGGTTGGTGATAAGATTGAACAATGGACTTTAAAGGGTGCATTTATCTCTCAGGCTAACTTTGGTGATTTAGCATTTGATTCTAATGAGGTTGCAACTATTGAATTAACATTATCTTACGATTACGCAATTCTTGAATTCTAATCTAAAAACGATAAAAAAGAAGGGATATTCAAAAGATATCCCTTTTTTGTGCTTTCTAATTTTACAAAAACTATGTATTTATATATACAAACTTAAAACAAAGTAAAGTTATGACAGAGATACAATATGATTTTCCAACGGAAGTATTAGACCTTCCATCAAAGGGGTTAATTTATCCAAAAGATAATCCATTATCAAGCGGACAAATTACAATTAAATTAATGACTGCAAAGGAAGAAGATATTCTTTCATCTTCAAATTTAATAAAAAAAGGAGTAGTATTAGATAAATTATTTGAATCAATTATAGTTGATAAAGTAAATGTTGATGATATTCTAATTGGAGATAAAAATGCAATCATTTTAGCAACTAGATTATTAGGATTTGGACCTGAATACGAAGTATCATTTTATTCTTCTTATTCTGGTAAATCTATATCATCTAATGTTGATTTAGCAAAAGTGCAAACAAAAGAAGTTGATTTTTCATTATTTAAAAATAGAAATGAATTTGAATTTACAACACCAATAGGTAAAAATAAACTTACATTTAAATTACTTACACATGGTGATGAAAAATTAATAGATAAGGATATTGTAGCATTAGAAAAATTAAACAAAGATACATCATTTGAAATCACAACTCGTTTGCGATATATGATTAAATCAGTTGATGGAGATACTTCAGTAGGAGCAATAAATAAGTATATAAATGGTATGCTAGCTAGAGATAGTAGAGCATTTAGAGAATTTGTAAAAAGTATTTCACCAGATGTTAATATGACATTTAAATACACTCATGATGATGGTGAGGTGGAGGAGGCGCCTATTACTATGGGTGTAGGGTTTTTTTGGCCTAGCAACTAATCATAGTTCTATACTGCACACTCAAATATTTGAAATGTGTAATTATGGGCATGGATTTACAATGATGGATTTGTATAAAATGCCAACAAAACTAAGATTATTTTATTATAATAAGTTGGTTGAGACTAAAACTAAAGAAAACGAACAAATTAAGAAGCAAAATTCACAACCTAAAGCAAAATTACCTAAAGTTAGGATAAATCGATAAAAAGTTGATTAATCCTAACTTTTTTATTTATAGGATATTTATAGAAGTATAAACCCAAACAATATGAGACCAAAGTATAAAATATCAAAATCAAATTTGAAAGAATTCTTTTGGACAATGAAAAAGGCTAATCCGCCTGAAAAAATTGAAAAGATGATTCAAGATGACCCAGTTCTACAACAATTAAGAGCTGATATGGTTAAGATAAACAAAAAATATGAGGATGATTTTGAAAGAATGAAAAAAGAAGACCCTAAGTATTATCAAATGATGGTAAAGGCGGGTATTATTGATGAGGAAAAAAGCTAATAATAGATGCCATTAACTAATAAGCAATTAGAGGAAAGAGTTTCTATTTTAAAAGAAATAGAAGAAGCAGAGCAGCGTTTAGAAGAAAGAAATAAACGTATGGCAATAGCTGATGCTAATGAAATACGTGCTCTAAAGCAAAAAAATAAAGAAGATAGAGAATTACTTAGTATTGGAAAAGAATTATTAAAACAAAGTGATGAAATATTAGCTAATGATAAAGAAGCAGAATCTATTAGAAAAAAGCAAGAGTCTGATGAAAAAAAATTAGTTGAGCAAAAAAAGATAAAATTAAAATTAGACAGAGATAGTTTTAAAATGCTATCTAGAATGGACCCGGAAGTAGTAAAATTATTAAAGGGAGTTGAGGGTGAAATTAAAGGAAAGAGTATAGTAGCATTATCTCAAAAAAAGATAATTAATATGAAGGTAGCTGAATCAAAGCTATCTGGAGAGGAGTTGGCAATAGCACAACAAAGAAGAAGTGAATTAGAATATCAAGAAACTTCATTAATAGCTCAAGCAAAAGCAACTCAGAAAGCTAAAGATGCGATGTCCGGAGAAGATTCTTTAAAAGAAAGAAGAT